CAAGCACCAAGATTGGAGTAAGGCTGAAGAGAATGCAGGAGTTAAGACTACTTATATTTATGCTGGGAAGTATAAATCTGCTGGTAATTCTTCAGAGGCTCTAGCAGGTGACAATCTCGCCTATCTTCAAGCTTCTGTAGACGACTACTACACTCTCTTCGTAGATGACGTAGCTCGTAACCTAGGTATCTCAGTCTCAGAAGCTACTAAACTCGCAGATGCTCGTACTCACATTGCATCTAAAGCCCTCGAACTTGGCCTAATCCACTCCGTAGGCAACTTAACCTATGCTACCCACGTAGCCAAACAACGCAAGATGAAAAAAGGAGATTCTAAAATGGCTGTTGAACAGGCACAATTTGATGCACTTCAAGCACAGCTTACTGCTGTTCTGGAAGCATCTACTAAACAAGGTGAAATGGTGGCTAGTCTCAGTGCCGCTCTTGAGACTGCTAAAGCAGAGAAGGACGCTATCGTAGCTGCAACTGAGAAGAAAGAGAAACTGGCTGAGATTAGTGGTAGACTGGCTACTTGTAAAGTCACCGATGAGAAACTCACTGAAGCTCTGTTGACTGTCGATGCTTCTACTGCTGACCTCTTCATTGCTACCATCACTGACTTCTCTACCCGCTTGAGTGCTGTTGCAGAAGGATTAGCTGATCCTACTCCTGAAGCTCACACTAAAGAAGCTGATGCCCCTAACACCCCTACTTCTATCGACGCCGCAGTTGAGAGTATTCTCGCTGAAGGTAAAATCACCGACATTGATGAAGCTATCTCCGCTGCTCAGAAACTTCATCCTACCCTTTTCAAATCTAACTAAGGAGACTAACTCTCATGGCTGACCAAGGTAAAATTCTCATCACTATGCCGATTCCGGCGTCTACTGCTCGTGGACTGCTCATCTCTGGTGCGGGTACGTTGAGTGCTACTCTTCGTGCAGTTGGTGTTACCTACGAAGGCACCTCTGCTAGTGAGACTATCGGCCAGTGCCAGATTGGTGGTATTGCACTGGTTCAAGGTAGTGGTGCTATCAACGCTGGTGTCCCTTGTCGTAGTGACGCCGCTGGTAAAGCAGTAGCTTCTGCCGCTGATGGCTCTGATGCAGACCTCGTTTGTTGTATTCCTCTTGAAACTATGGCTGACGGCGTACTCTCCCGTTGCAAGATTGTCTAATTAAACTCTCATAAAGGAGAATACAACTCATGTCGCTTGCTACTCATTTCTCTACTACTCTTACCAATGTCGGTACGAAGTACATGCAAGACCCGGATGCGTTTAAAGCCGGACAAATCTTCCCTATGTGCCCGGTTACTCTGCTCTCTAGTTCTTTCCCTACTTGGGACAAAGCCTACTGGCTGAAGAATGAAGCCGCTGAACGTACTCCTGGCACTGAGAGTGCTGGTTCTCCTCAAGGTCGTGGGACTGATAACTACTCCTGTGTAGACGTCTCCTTCCATGAAGATGTTCCGCAGGAATACATTGACAATGATCCCGCAGCTCTGAATCCCCAGAAGTCTGCTGTTCGCAGAGTCACTCACAAGATTGCACTCTACGACGAAGTTGCGTATGTTGCTAGTTTCTTCAAAACTGGCGTTTGGGGTACGGATGCTGCTGCTCCTACTATCACCTGGAATACTGCTAACTCTATCCCGTTGGAAGACATTGACGGCTATAAGCGTACTATGCAGAGTCTGACTGGCCGCAAGCCTAACAAAGCTGTCATGTCCCAGAAAGTCTTTGACGTGTTGAAACGCCACCCGACTATTAAAGGTACGCTCTTCACTACCTCTGCTGGTGTTCCTACTGCTCAGGTTAATGAAGCTATGCTGGCGGCTGTTCTGGAGCTGGACGAAATCATCGTTCTCCGCGCCATCGTAGATACTGCTAAGTATGGTGCTACTGCTTCTATCGGCTACATCGCAGGTGATAAGTTCCAACTCCTGCATTGTACTAAAACTCCCTCCATCGAAGAGCCGAGTGCTGGTTACAACTTCGGTTGGGGTGGATTCGGCACCAATGGTTACGGCATCCGTAGCTGGTATCGTGAAGATCCCAATGCTGTACGTGTTGAGGCTCATCACTATCACCAGATGAAGAAAGTTGCTGCTGACCTTGGCCTCTTCGTTGATGCTCCGTTGACCTAATAAGTTACTCCTCTAGTCAGAGCCTCTGGGCATTCTCATGAGTGTCTACGCTCTGACTATCATCAAGGAGGCAGTAATGCCTAGTATCATAGATTCAGTAAGAACGGAACTTCAACTTCCTGCTTCTGTAATCCCTGATGCTTCTATAACTTATGTAGAGAATAAAATCGGCACAGGTGATTTAAATCTCATCTGTGCCGAAGTTCTACGTATGGTGTGTAGAAAGTATAGGGGTAAGATAAGAGTTAGGATAGGGAAGTTTGAAGAGGTTATTGACACCTCTTACTTGAAGCAAGAAATCAACAACTACATGATGAGATCCACAGCTACTCAACTTGATGATGGATTTGAGTACCCTGACAGTCTCAGTCTTGCAGACACTAGTCAAACCACCGAGGAGTTATTCACATGATTCCAGAGCATGAGGAAGCATTTCTTGTAGAGTATAATACCGATGACTATGGGACTATCTCTCAAGGGTATGAGTTCTCATGTTGGGGGGTAATAGATCGGGAAGATGTGTTTAGGAATGTCAGTGGTCGGACAAAGCTGATTGGTAATGGAACTTTTTATACTTCATCTACTCTTACTATACTTCCTACTATGGGGTTAAAAGTAGATGGAGTAATCTATACTATTAAGAAATTGAATAAACTCTTAGTAGAAGGAGAGTTCCATCACTATGAGGTGGTGTATGGCTAAGAGTTATGTAGCAGGGGTGTTACAGAATATTAAGCAACTCCAGAACTCTTTAGCACGACTTCCTGAGCAAACTGCGTTTGCATTACTCCAGAGTTGTTTAGAAGATGAACCTACACCTCCTTGGGATTCTGGAGATTTGAGGAATAGTGGGGCTGCTTATGTGGGAGCAAGATTAGTAGCTACAACTGAAGACTTTGAACACTACGACCAGAATCCTCGTGCTCATCCTAATGATGCCAACTTCGGGCGAAAAGGTAGTAAAGGAAGTACAATACTTTCCTCCTTCCGTAGTCGTGAACGTGCTGGAGCTGCTTCTTATGGAGCAGCTCTCAGCACTACCAGAGACGCAGTTACAGTAGTCTTTAGAACTGAGTATGCTAATCTCATGCACGATGGAAACTATAACCCTCGTGAGCCTGGATCTGGGCCATTATTTGTTAGTTCTAAACTCCCTCGTTTTGGATATAAATTTACTGAATTAGCTAGACAAGCTATTAGTACCTCTAATCCAATTCGTCGTAGATAGGAGTCCATCTCATGTTCATAAAAGGAGTAGCAGACTACATTGTAGCTAACTCAGCACTAGTGTTGGCAACTACTCTTTTTGTGGGTAGGATTCCAGCAGAGGTACAAGAAGCGAGTGTTATCTTTGAGCACAGTGGTGGGTTGAATGAATCTGGATTAAAGAGAAAGATCATCGAGATAAGAACTATCGCCCCCGACTATATCTCAGGTGATACTCTCATCAACTCCCTCTTCTCCCTATTCGCCTACAACAATGGCTGTACATTTTCTGACGCTTCTGTTATATTTAACTCAGTTCCACTAGCCACCCCACAATTCATCGGATATGACGAGCATCTAAAGGCTGTCTTTATGTGCTCAGTAGCTTTCTATACAACGTAAGAAGGAGTAATAACTATGGCTCTCGAACTCGGCCCTTGTGAAGTAAAGTATGGAGTTGCAGGAAGTGAAGTTTCTTTGGGAAAGACTCAAGGTGGTGTGACGCTCCGTATCTCTGATGACTCAGTAGACTTGAAGTCCGATCAGTATGGCACTAGTGCTGAAGACACCATTATCACTGGTACAACTGTAGAAGTTGAAGCTAATTTTGCAGAAGTAAGTTTCGCTCTCATTGCACAGATCCTTAATCAATCCGTCTTCGGTGCTGCTGCTGGTGTTCTTGGTGAGAACAATGTAGGAACGAGTCTCAAGTCTGTTGCCAAGTCGCTCGTACTGACTAAATATGTCAATGGTATCCCTTCTACTGATCCGTTAGACACTATCACCTGCCCTCTTGCTGCACCTCTTGGTAAACTCGAACTCGCATTTGACGCAGACAACCAACGTGTTCTTCCTGCTACTTTTAAGTGTTTCCCCAAAGCTGTCACTGCTAAGTGGGGTACTGCTGGAGATCTTGAGAAAACTGTCTCCTTCTACTTTGGTAATGCTGCTGCAACGAGCTAAGGAGTATAACTCATGGCATTAGAACTTGGCCCATGTCAGGTTAAGTATGGTATTGCAATTAGAGGTACTGCCTGGGAAGCTCTAACTGTTTATGGGTTAGGAGTGAGTAGAGTTATTACTAACACTACTTCACTCCTAGCTATTGTCACAACTGCTGGAACTTCTGATGCTTCTGCACCGGTATTAAGTGGTAAGGTAGTTGGAGATACCATCACAGATGGAACTGTTACTTGGACAGTTGTTTCTACTGGACTTACTGATCTAGGTAAAACTCAAGGAGGAGTTACACTTCGCATCTCCGATGAGAGTGTGGATCTGAAGAGTGACCAATACGGAACTGCGGCAGAGGATACTATTATTACAGGAACTACTTGTGAGGTAGAAGCTAACTTTGCAGAAATCTCCTTTGACCTCATCTCCAAAGTCCTTCATCAATCCACCTTTGGAGTCTCTGGAGTCCTAGGAGAGAATAACGTAGGAACTTCTCTTCTTGCAGATGACATGGAGTTGCAGCTTATTAAGTATGTAGATGGTGCTCCTTCTGCTGTGCTGGTTGATAAGATGACTCTCCCTCTAGCCTCTCCAATAGGGAAGTTAGAACTCACCTATGACTCGGATAATCAACGAGTCCTGCCGACTACGTTCAAATGCTTTCCGAAGAGTATCTCTGCTAATTGGGGAGTCAACACTGGTGCTACTGCTAAAACTGTCACCTACTTCTTTGGTGACGAGACAGCAGTTGCTTAATTAACCTCTAACCGCGTATGCAGGAAGGCCAAAAGGCTATGAAGGTGTTTAATGGTGGGAAATTCCTTGAAGAGAAAGCTGCAAGTATTACCTTTAGTAATGGTAAAACCGCAGTTGTTAATGAGATCAAAGATGAGACGATGACACTCATGGATACGTTAGGTAAAGATAAACGTACTGGAGCTGCACCGATTAGAGAAGTTGTTGCTTCTATGTGTGGATTCTCTACTGAAGATCTCTCTTCCATCGGCCTAGTAGAACTTAAAGGTGCTCTTGATTTTTTGTCCGAGAGCTTGTTCACCTCGAAATAAGTGAAATTGATGATCGTAAACTATTCATCATAGGAAGGATTGCAAGCGAGTTCTCACAGTACACACTGGAAGAACTCGCTTCTTTTTTACCTAGTCACTTAGATGTGCTGTTCAAAGAGGCACAGAGGCAAAATGCCTACAAGACGCTGCTCTTAGTGCAGATGATGCCTAAGTTCGGTGAGGTAGACAAAGGTGAACAAGCAAAGTTGACTAAGCAGTTTAATGAGTTGTTGAATCCGTATACTATTACGAAGGTTGTGGATCAGAAGAAGATAGACTCTACGTGGGATATGCTACGAGGAAGGAGTTAGGGATATGAATGTTGGTTCTGTAGAGATGAATTTTAAGATCCAAGGACTTGAGAATCAACTCAAGAATCTTGGAGAATTGTATAATAAGATTAACCAAGTTGGGAATGGATATGGAATGTTCGTCGATGAGACTCTAGAAGTTATAAAGAGTTTCAAAGAGATGAATAAAATGACTGCTGCTGTGCTGAAGAATCAGACAGAGCTTGCAGGGGCTAATGATGCTGTAGTCAGAAGTGCTAAGAAAATTAGTGCTCAGTTGACTGAAGATAGAATTAAAGTTCAGCAATTAGTAGCTGCTGAAGAGCAACTGTTGAAGGTTAAACAACGTATTAGAAGTATGGGAGCTGATAATGCTACCTCAGGTTTTAAGCAGTTCTCTCAAAGAACAACTCCTCTTGGAGGGCAGTCTTCTGCTTATAGAACTGACTTAGCTAATCCAATAATGAGAAGCTGGCAGGGACTTAATCCAATTAATAAGTCTCTTGCAGAGTTTAATTCTAAACTTCAACAAGCAGGGAAATGGACTAGGGCTTTTATTACTCCCAGTGAAAGGATTCAATCTGTACTAGGGAATTGGTGGCAGCATTTTGGACGTATTGGTATAGGTTTTGGGACAGTATATGCTGGATTAAGGGCTATAGGTGCAGCAGCTCACTATGCCTTCAGTGTATTTACTGGTGGCCTCAAGGTAATGGATGACATTCGTTCATCCGGTGCTATGGTAGCGGGGATGTTGGCACTAGTCACAAGTAATGGAAAAGCTTTTGCTGAGAATTATACCGAATACTTTGCTAATTTCCAAACTACACTAAGTCGTGCTATGGTGCTACTCCCTCAATACGGACTCACGATGGAACAATTCATGACTGGTGCAAGGGAACTTGCTCAGTTTGGAGTTGTGATAGATAATGATAATCTGGAACAATCTATTGCAAGTATGAAGATTGTTCAAGAGATTGCGAGTAACCTTAAAGGAGATACTAAGCAGATTAGGCAAGAGTTGCAGAGTTTCTTTACTGGACAAACTAGGCTTTCTGAGCAGTTTGGGCTTATGATTAAGAACTCTATGCCAGAATTGAAGAGTGCTCTTGAGAAGATTCGTAAAGAAGGTGGTACTACTCAACAGATGTGGGAGAAGTTGAACAAAGAGATGTTCAAGATGGCTCCTTCTCTTAAAGCCGCTAATGCTAATCTTGAGACTCAGCATACAGTATTGAAGGCTTCTCTTAGTGTTATTTCCGCTATGGCATTAGAAGCTACTGGGCTCTATGATATGTGGCTCAAAGGACTTACTGATTTTAATGGTAAACTCTTTGACACTTCTGGAAACCTCACAGAGTTTGGTATTCAGATCTATAAAGTATTCTATAAAGCTTGGGAATGGACTAAGGACTGGAGTAAAGTACTTTTAGGAGTTGGTCAGATTATTTATGGTGGGATTATACATCCTCTTGGAGCTATCTGGACATTCTTAGTCAATCTCAAAGATGGTATCATCGACTGGGCTAGTGTCACAGTTGAGAGTATAGAGAATATCTGGGATGCAGTAAAATCTGGTGATGCTAAAGGTGCTATGACGGCTTTTAGTAACATGAGGGCATATCAGAAAGAGTCTGCTAAGAATAGTATGGATAAGATTATAGGTGATATTGAGGCTGATGTAAAGACAGAGTTAGGGTTACTTGCTAAAGGGCTAGAAAACTTCTCTTTTGGTATGTCAGATGCTTTTACTAATACTTATAAAGATCCTACAATAGAGCAGATAGCTAAGATGAGGAAAGCTCTTACAGGGTTATTGGCTCCTGCTAAAGAGGATAAGGATAAATTAGATTCTGCCTGGAGTGATGCTCTTAGTCATATTAAGTTTGATAAGATAAATAATATAGATTACAAGTTTGATGCTGAAGTTCTCACTCCTTACTATGATACTATCAAAGCTTATAATGAGAAGATGGCAGAAGATTTTAAACTCACGTTCTTGAAGATTAGAACTGAAGCTGAGTCTTTTGGGAATTATCTAGGTAATAGCTTTAGTGGGCTATTTGATAGTGTGTTTAAGCATGAGGTAACTTCCTTTGAACAATTCTTCATTGGAGCCTTAAAGAGTATCCAAGATGCATTCTCCAGTATGCTCAGTGATATGGTTAGTGAATACTTCAAAGCTATGATGCGGATGCAGTTCCAAAAAGGTGCTGCTGATTTTATCCTAGGTATGGCAGGAAGTAGTATAGGTGGTACTAGTAATGTAGGTGGGATAGATTCTTCTAAGTTTTCACTAGGAACATTGACTTCATTACCTAATAATAGAGTTACAACTGGGAATTATTCCTTATTGGATAATAACTTTTATTCTGGGGGAGTTATTCCTGAACCTGTGTTTGGGATAGGTCAAAAGAGTGGAGCTTCTTATTCCTTTGCCGAAAAGGGACCGGAAAGAGTGTTGAGTAATAGGGACTCTAAAGAATATGGTAGTTCTGGCTCTACTCCTAATGTGACTATCCAATTCAACAATGAATCAGGTGTTCCTTTAACAGCTACTCAATCAGGTATGTCCTTTGATGGAGAGAAGTACGTCACCTCTATAATCGTAAAACAAATGTCCACTAATCCGAGCTTTCGTAGCTCAATGAGAGGATAACCCAATGGCTTTCCCGACACTTTCCCGTAGAGCGATAGACATAGATGTTTCCTATGAGGATAACTCTCTAAAGCACCCCATTGAAGCAGGTTATGAGTTCCGTAGACCTAGGTTTACACGGAGTAGGAGACTTTTCAAAGTCCAATATGATCTACTTCCAACTGCTGATAGGGATGCTTTAGTGAGTCACTTTGGAATTGTGGGGACTCATACTAGTTTCACCTGGACGGATTTAGACAGCACATCCTATTCCGTTTTCTATGACTCTCCCCTCAACTTCACCCGTAGTCTCATTGGCTGGTACAAAGTAGCTGATATAGTCCTAAGAGAGGTGTAAGATGTTAAATCTATCCTCAACTCTCATAGCTGAGAAGAATAAGTTAAGCTCCAACTCAGCTTGGATAGCATTGTTAGAGATCATAGTTCCTACATATGGAACTATAAGAATCTGTAAGAATAATGTAGATATAGTCTTCGGTGGTGAGACTTACACAGCTTTTCCAGTAGAGATTGATACCTCTAGTTGGACATCCAAAGGTGACATTCCTACTCTAGGGATTAGAGTAAGCAACATCGCTAATACCTTTAATCAGATTTTAAGAGAATACAACGCTGGCATCGGGGGTGAGGTTATCTTCACCCTCGTTTCCTCTGAACATCTTACAGAGGACTATGCAGAGCTTCAGAGAACCTTCACCATCCTCGAAGCCTCTGTAGATAACTACTGGGTGAATTGGACTCTAGGAAGTAGTAACCCTCTCCGACAACGATTCCCTCTATTCACCTACATGGCCCACTACTGCAACTGGGTACAACACTTCAAAGGCCCAGAGTGTAAATTTTCTGGTTCAGCTATAGTAAAGACCATCACCAATCCAGTTACGAAATTCTTCGATGATTTCGGGACTCTAGATGCTAACTGGACTAACTACTCTGGTGCTGGATTAGCAAGTGTTCTTAGTGAGTTTGGAACTACTTATCTTCGTCTAGGAGCTAATGACTTCACCTCTGATGGGCAAGTATGGCTCATCCATGATGTGAATATTGCATTCAATCCTACTAAGATGTACAAAGTCTCTTGTAGATTTAGACGTACCTCTGGTAGTGGAAA